TAGGCGCACAGTACTACAGGACCTACGCATAAACGGTCCGAAAAAGAACCCAGTAGTTAATGAAAGACTGACGCTCAGAACGCACCAACAGCTTGGACGTGAAATAGCTGAGGTGTTTAATAGATTTTGTTTCTTCTTTGATACACGCACAGGAAAAACGCCACTGGCGTTGACTATTATATATGATGATATAAAGATAAACCCACAGCATAAGTGGCTCATAATTTGTCCGCTCATTCTAATAGAGAATGCTTGGATTGAAGATTGCAATAAGTTCTTTCCAGATATAAATATAATCAATTGTCACGCAGACACAAAGAAAAAGCGGCTTGAAGCGATGCAGCGCTGCGGCAACATATATGTCTGTAATACTGAGTCATTTGCAGACTATAAGCAGTATTATGATAAGATGGGTTTTGTTGGAGCATTCTTGGATGAGAGCTCATCAATGAAGAAGCATAATTCACAGCAGACGGAAGCGCTTGTAGATTTCTCACAACAGTGTAAGCGTTGGTATCTGCTTAGTGGTACCCCAGCTACAAATGGTGAGTTTGAGTACTTCGGCCAGATACGCTCTGTAGATTATTATGCAATGCCTCAGAGCTACAATCAATTTAAGCAGTATTATTTCATCAACCTGTCGTTCAATCCAAAGTATGATAAGCTTGCATTGAGACCGGACAGGATTGATGAATTTAATACCCTGCTTAGTAAGTATGCTTTGTATGTAGATAAAGAAGACGTACTCACTACGCCGGGGCGCACATTCCACGAGGTTGAATTTAAACTTCCTGATTGCTTGAAAGAACCGTATAAGCAAATGAAATCTGAGTTGTATGCTGAGGTATCTGATGAAGTCACGGTCATAGCGCCGAGCGCCGCCGCAAAACTTAATAAGCTTAATCAGATTACATCTGGCTTTATTATGGACACTGAGGCTATGAAGGAAAACAAGAAGTTTGGCACAAATAAGCCGACTGTGCATCTGTTAAGTAATTACCGTTTTGAGCTACTGTATGAATGGCTTGACAAGCTCGGTGATGAACAGATAATAATTTGGTGTAACTACAGAGAAGAATTTGAAATAATAAAAGAGCACTTAGGAAGCAAGTGTAGATGTGTATACGGTGCTGTAAGTTTGTCTGATAAGAATGAAGCTATTAAGTTATTTAAAAGCGGACAGGTACAGTATCTTATAGCTAACCCTGCATCTGCTGATAAGGGCTTAACGCTTACAAATAGTCATATAAATATTTACTTTAGTTTGAACTGGAGTTATGAGATGTTCAAACAGAGTTATGAACGTATCTATGGAGATATATCAAGCCAACCAAAGCATTGCGATTATTATATATTCATTGCTAAGGGTACAATTGATGGTATTCTGTATAGAGATGTATTACAAGGCAAACAGGACGCAAGCTATGCTGTGCTTAATCATTTAAAGGCTGGTGAAATTTAAGTTGCTTATAAAAACTGTAAAAGTAACAAACCCTCGCAACTGCTTGGTGCAAATACCAGGCGTTGTGATGGCTGATTGGAAAGCAGAAAGGTTAGAAGTACACTATGACGCAGACAGAAAAGAGGTTATTATTAGACCGCCACAAACGTTACAGATTGGAAGCGGATTTAACAGAGAATGTGCAAGAATGGTTAAGTCTACAGAGTGACTTATTTCATAAGAAGATTTCTGATAACTTTCAGAAAGGTATTTCAGATATTCTTATTTGTGTGAGAGGGTTTTTTGTCGCGGCTGAGTTAAAGGCCGATGACGGTACAGCGACCCCGCACCAAATTAAGTTTATAGAAAATGTAAAGAGGGCAGGTGGTATTGGTGGTGTTTGTTACACATTAGACGAGGTAATACTATTGGTTGAGAAAGCTCGAAATAGAAGGTGGTGTGATAATGACTGAAGATGTAAATGAAACCATAAGAAAGAACAAAGGTTTGGTGTATAAGCAGCTACATAAGTTTAGCTTAGTAGATGACGCTGACGCCAATAGCTATGGGTTTGAAGCTTTGTATAGAGCAATAGAAACATATAAGCCTGAGTCTGGTGTTAAATTTTCAACCTATGCATCTGTATGTATCTACAATGCGCTTGGCTGTTATGTACGCAAACTTAAGAATAAGAGGCAGATTGTTACAGTTTCATATAATAAAGTTACAGAAGAAGGTGTTGAATTCAGTGCATTCATATCTTCTAAGTCTTCTGTGGAAGATGATGCAATGAACCGTATGCGCCTTGAAGCTGTTTATCGTGCTATGCGTAAGCTTAAAGAAACATATACAGATACGAAGCTTGATGTATTCAACTTATGGTATGACTCAGAGTTTACTATATCTTCAGTAGATATCGCGAAGACCTTAGGTATATCTCAACCATACGCATATAGGCTATTGTCCTATATACGCGCAGATATTAAGAAAGAGATAGGTGATTAGAATGAAAATGGCAACTGAGGTGATTAGCTTAATCAGTAGAACATCAGGCACTAATGATAAGCTTTATCTACTCAAGAAAAATGAAAACGTACCACATTTAAAAGAAATACTGAAGTTTATCTACAATCCGTACGTCAAGACTGGTATTTCTGATGCTAAGCTTGACAAGATAACAATATCGACACTTGATACTTCTGTTGGCGTAAGTGACATAATTTTTTATCTTACGAACAATCAAACTGGTCGTGATATTGACGTAAAGAATGCAGCACACTTTATAAAGTGTATGGAGAACTTGTATCCAAACTGTGAGGATGTTTCTGTAGTAGCAAGAGCAATTGTTACACAGAAGCTTAAAATCGGTGTGACAGCAAAGTCATTGAATGCGGTATATGGTAAAGACTTTATTCCTATGGTTGGCTGTATGCTTGGTACATTATACGGAGACGTCAATCCAAGTACAATTAAGTGGCCTTGTATTGTTACAGAAAAGCTTGACGGTATACGTCGTATTCTTATTAAAGAAAATGGTGTATGCAAGATGTATAGCAGGTCTGGACACTATGACCCATACTGTATAGAGATATTAAAGGAAGCAAAGCACCTACCTGATAATTTCGTATATGACGGTGAGTTACTTGCTAAAGGTAATTTTAAAGACTCTATAGCACTGCGCCAAGCTACAAACTCTATTGCAAATAGTAAGGGTGATAAGACAGGTCTTACCTACAATATTTTTGATATGGTGCCTGTGGACGAGTTCTATGCAGGTGCATCTGTTAATAACGCTTTTCTTCGTAAGACGAGACTCGGTGCCACATTGATGGATGAGTCTATAAAGCATATTGATGATGACTGGTGGAGACTGATACAGGCTTTCGGTATTCATACAGAACTTGAGAGTATAAAGCCCGTTCCTATTCTTGGCGTGGCACAGAACTTCTTTGAAGTTGAGCCTATTGTTGAAGAGATATGGCGCCGCGGCGGTGAAGGTGTAATGCTTAACGTGGGCAATGGTATCTATGAGATAAAGCGCTCAAAGAAGCTGCTTAAAGTAAAGCATACTGAAGAGTTGAAGTTGCGCGTTGTCGGTGTTACTGAAGGTACGGGAAAATTTGAAGATACCCTCGGTGCACTTGTAGTTGACTACAAGGGTACAAAGGTTGGCGTTGGGTCTGGTTTTACAGATGCTCAGCGTAAACAAATTTGGGAAAATCCTGACGACTACTTAGACAGATACGTTGAGGTTGAAACATTTGGTGAGTCTAAGAACTTGGCAGGAATAGTTTCCATTAACTGTCCTATCTTTAAAAGATTTGTTGGTGACGAAGAATGATAGAGTCTACAGAGACAGTTATTGCTTTGCTTATAGGTAGCATATTGTTCATATCTGCTTTAATAATATTACTGCAATAGGAGGAATACAACAATGAATATGAACGTAAAAGCTTTTTGGAAGTATTCAAAAGCAAAGATGGTTGTCAAGTATAGTTCTTGGTATGCACAGAATAACGTCGAAGAGCGTGAGCACATTGTAGATGTTATAGGTATGTTCCAATATGCCGAGACTCACAGCGACGGTACAATGGATGCAGAACCGATTGCTATAGTAAAACTTGACGATGGAAGAGTTGTCGAAGTGCCGCCAACGGCCTTGACATATATAGAAGAGGAGGAAGAAGATGATGAAGTACAGAATTGCGATTGACGGTGCATGCCGTCGCAACGGAAAACCTGACTGCATATCAGCTGGTGGTTTATTGCTGCAGCGCTTCAACGATGCTAATGAGCTCGAGAGTAGTTATGCAACAGGTGTAACAGAAAAAGAATCTACAAACCAGCGCGGTGAATTGTTCGCCTTAATAAAGGCTCTGAGTATTCTTGTAGATTGTGAAGATGCTGATGAAGCTACTATCATAACAGACTCAGAGTACATCTTCAATGCTATGACAAAGGGCTGGGTAACATCTTGGGAAAGCAAGGGTTATATTACTGCTGAAGGCGCTCCGGTTAAGAACAGTGACCTTTGGAAGCATATCTACAAGCTCTACAGTATGATAAGTATTGACATACAGTTCTATCATATTAAAGGTCATACCATTCCGTTTGGTAAGGTGACTGCTGAAAATCTTATGAATACTGATTGCACAGGCAGAAGTTTCTGTGAAGCATTCGGTGAAAACTATGATAATAAGCTTGCGTCTAAAGCTGATGTACTTGCTAAAGCTAACGAGCTCTCAGTAAAGAACAATGGCTTTGAGCTTGATGCGTTAACTCTTAAAGAGTTCATAACGCTTAATGCTGCTGCAGATACTATTGCAAGCATCTTAGTAGCTAAGGCGGACAGTGAGGCTCAGTCGTAAAAGAGTATATTTACAACTGCATAAAATTATATTATAATAGTATTATAAGAGGTAACTCTTAAATAAATAATAGGAGGTCAATAAAATGACAGACAAGCAGGAATTAGCAGTAAAGGATAACGCTATGTTATCGACACAATCAGAGGCACCGCTCGGCTTTGAAGATGAAGAAGCTGGCGATATGATTATACCGCGAATTAAAGTGGTACAGACATTAAGCCCTGAGCGTAAAGACAAGAAGGCTGAAGAAGGAGACATTATCAATTCACTCACTCTTGAAAAGTGTAACGGCAAGGTATTTGTACCTGTGTTCCGTTATAATAACAATATTGATTGGATTGACCGTTCTGAGGGCGGCGGCATGAGATGCGTAGCTCGTGACGGTAAAGTTGGTGAGATGCAGGACGGTACACGTGTGATGTGCGTACAGTGCCGCAAATGCGAATTTGATAACAGTAAGCAGGGTAAGGAAGCATTCCCGACTTGCACAAAGTACATCAACTTCTTTGGTTTCTTTGAAGGTGAACGTACGCCTATCATCTTGAGCTTTGCAAAGACAAACTATGGTGAAGGTAAGAAGCTTTATAGCCTTGCTAAAGTTACAATGCAGAATATGTGGAACTACGGTTATAGGCTTGACGAAAAGCTTATGGCTAAGAATGGTAATGAGTGGTACAATATAGTTGCAAACCCCGCAGGCGCTACGTCTGAAGAAGACAGAGAATTTGCTATGGGCTTGTATACATCTTTCCGTAACACAATAGCAAGTGCCGCTGTAGATTTCTCTGATGGCAATGAGGGTGCAAGCCCTGTAGTAGATAACGCTGACTCTACTGAATTTTAATTGTTTCAAAGAAATTACTGAGGCTTGGGGGCGAGGACAATAAATTGGCAAGATTATAGAAATAGAATATTAGCCGAAGTTGACAATGAAGCCTTCTTTATGAATGAACTTAAAAATGCACAGCGACGCGGTTCTGAAGTGAAAGCAGAGTGTGTATTTAAGGAACTACACGAGTCTAAGACCGACAACAATCCATCATTGACAGTTAACTTAGCAAAGGGTGTTTACTATTGTAACTCTTGTCAGAGTCGTGGTAACATACACACAATGTATAAGTATCTTTATGGACTGTCAAATGAGGAAGCTTGGTTGAAGCTTGGAGATGCACTTAATATACCAAGACCAGATGGTGCAGCGCCGACGCGACCCGACATCGACGTCGGCTTAGTTGCGCACTATCACAAAGCTCTGATGAGCTTAACAGGACCGTTAAGGACCGTGCTTGAACAACGAAGAGGCTTAACAAATGAAACATTAAAAAGGTTCCAGTTAGGTTGGGACGGTGACAGAGTAACCATTCCGATATATGATGAGTTTAATGTACTATCGAATTTTCGTAGATATAAATGGAACTCAAACAACGACCAGTATAAGGTGCTTAATTACACTGATGAGTATGGTAATGCGTATGGCGAAGTGCGAATATTCGGAATTGACAGAGTTATAGATGAGTCACTTGACTATGTTGTATGGTGCGAAGGCGAGATGGACAGGCTGATTGCTGAGCAATACGGCTTCCCTACTGCATGCCCTACAAGTGGTGCGGGTACTTGGCATCCAAGTTGGACAAAGCTGTTCAGGAATAAGAAGCGTGTCTATCTTGTACAGGATAATGATGAAGCAGGTGCCAGAGCTACTGAGAAGCTTTGTGAAAAGTTATATCGCATTGTAGATGTTTACATTGTGCAGTGGCCTGATGATTTTAAAGCCAAGGGTGATATAACAGACTTCTTTGTAGGTTGTAAAAAGACTAAAGAAGACTTTCAGGCTTTACTTGATAATGCATTGAAGTATGAAGACCCATCAATTGCAGATGAACGTATAGCTGATGAGTCTGAAGCTGTTGAGGTTCACCTTGCAGATAGCTCTGAGGCATCTTATTACAAGAAGCGCATAAAGATACCTGTAATGGTGTCTGGTAAGGACAGTACTCCGTACCTGTGTCCAAAGCTAATTGTAGCTTCTTGTGGTGATGCTGCTGATGGTGAGAATAAGAAATGTCGTACGTGCTCACTTGCTCTACACGCTGGTGAAATGCGTAAGAGTCTTGACTCAACTAATGAAGATATGCTTAAACTTATTAAGTGTAATGATAAGCAGCAGGCTGCAGCTATCTACCAGATGCTTGGTGTTAATGCTCGTTGTGAGCATTGTAGAGTTAATATAGAAGAGCATATGAGCGTTGAAGAATTAAGGTTGATACCTAAAGCAGAAGCTAACTTTGGTTTCTCAAAAGAACACGAGTATGTTGTTCGTACGGGTTACTTGATAGGTAATAATCTTAAGACTAATAAACGTTATACAATGGCTGGGTATATGTACCCTGACCCGTTGACGCAGTACTCAACATATGTCTTTGATAAAGCTTATCCTGAGAAAGACTTAATAAGCGACTTTGAATTGAACCAAGATGTCATAGACCAGCTTAAAGTATTTCAGTGCAAAGAGGGTCAAAGCATTGAAGATAAGTTCAAAGAAATACACACAGACCTTGAAAGAAACGTAACGTACATCTGGGAAAGACAAGACGTAGCGTTTGCTGTAGATTTAATCTATCATACAGTTCTTAACTTTTATTTCCAAGAACAGTACGTAAAGAGAGGCTGGGGTGAGCTGCTTATAATTGGTGACTCAGGACAGGCTAAGACAACTCTTGTAGAGCGCTTAATGCATCACTATAGACTTGGTGAGTTGCATTCAGGTGAGTCT